CACACCGCACCATCAAAGAAATCACGACTGCCCCCTATATTTGCGCCAAGAAAACAATATGCAGACGCAGACGTATTGAGAGTACCCGTTGTGGAACTTGCATAAAACCCATAAAAAACTTGAGAATTAAAAGTTTCAGTTGACCAAACTGGGCTTTGAAATTGGTTATATGTACCGCCTAAACTCACACCGCCTGTCTCTAAAGCAAAATTAGTATTGTTAGAAGTTGCCCCCTCACCTTGCAAACGATACCTTATATAATAATCTTCATAATCAGAGGTAAAACAATTAGCCACATCAATACATATAGCCGAACCCGCACTTATATCTGAAAGTGATTGTTCAACTTTTGTAATAAAGTTTAATCCAACCCCATCTAGTTTCCCACTAAACGCATAATTTGCACTTAGGTCTAAAGCAGTATTACCAACAGCATCATCAGCAATCTTTGCCGCAGTCACTGCATCATCCGAAATACTAGCTGTTGCAATCGTTGCCCCCGAACCAAGGAGATTTGATAAGTTTCTTGCATTACTCATATCTGTTTCTCCTTATGAAAATTCCGTAACGGTCATCGTGCTAACTGGATTTGTATCATAACCATTACCGTCAAGATGCCCACGAGTGCGGTTTAAATAAAAGATATCAGCCCAGTTGTAATGTCTAAGAGCAAGATGATAGGTTATTGATGATGTTGTGTTTGGGTGGTCTAGTGCAGATATATGAACTGGTGTTATTATATATTCTGTTACTACACTTGTTTGAGCATTAGCACTTCCATTAAATCTGTCATAAAGAAAGTGATTATTCAAAAGAGCTACACCTCTAGGATTGCCGCCTCTAGCATCCCCTCTAATTAAATTTCCAGCCGCATCTGTAAGGTATGCCCCACCTAGCGGTGAAGTGGTTTCTGCGGCTGAAGCACCAACAGTAGAGGTAGCATTTTTAATAAGGTGCAAACCAATGTCATACTGGCTTGTGTTACCTCCAATATTTATATCAACCTCAACAAGAATTTTACTGTTCGCAGACCTTGGTGTAATTGATGTGTTCAACTCCGTAAAAATTTCCATATCTTCAGCAGTTGTTGTTGTTGTTGCTGCGTTAGCTGAAACTACAGTCTGCTTTATTTGCAGAACCTTTCCAGAATCTAAACCTATGAGTTTTGGCATTAGGAAATCTCCTCATAGGAAATGAGTATCATCAAATCACTTGCCGTAGAGGAACCAGCCCTAATCCGTGTGTCTTCTTCAAGATAAAGGACGCTGTTTTTGTCAGTCAAAACGAGAGTGCTATCGGCTGGGACAGATATTGTTGAAGCAATAGCATAATTATTTACTGAGCCATCGTTATAATAAACCGTAACATCTGAGCTATTTGTTCCATCAATATTGCTTATAAGGATTGTGTTAATCTTAAACACCTTCCCTGAAGATGCCGCATTAACAAGTATATCCGTGCTAACCGATGTGGTAAGTCCTGCCGCTACTGTTTTAGCGGTAATAGTTGATACATTTACAATATTAGGTGCAGTCATGTCAGCCTCCAAATACAATAGCCATAGCTATCGCCTTTCCTGTTGTGGCGACGTCTGCGCCGTTGATTTGAATATTACCAAGGAAGTTACCGCCGGATGCTTTTGATACAGTGTCGGCAACGCTAAATGATTTAAATGCGTAAATAACAATCTCAGAACCTACAGCCGCATTTGATGTAAGAACAATGGATGTGCCAGTGGTTGAGTTATAATCATCATCGTGAAGAGTGACACCATTTTTAACGACAATAATGTTATCTTGGGTGTAAGATAGGGTTAATCCATTATCGTCTGCACCCGAAAATGTGTCAGTTGGTGAGGTTGATACAGTGTACTCAAAGATAGTCATTGAGGCAGAGCCAGCCGCAGAAGCCGCAATCCAGTTTCCACCATCATAAACACGCATTTCGTTGTCAGTCGTGTTAAAATACAATGCGCCTGTAACTAGCGTCCCATTGTCATTGTCCGTAGCCGGGCCGTCAGTGCTTGAGTTAAATGTGCCAAAGACGCCATGCCCTGCAAATGTTGAACTTGTCCCAGAGCCAGCCGCAGTAGCAGAATTACTCAGACTAACAGTCGTTCCGCTTATGCCAGCCACGTTTGTACCAGCAGGGATATTTGCAGAAGTAACAAGCATACCGATAGACAAGCCTGTTGCGTCACTTACAATAATATCAGCAGAGCCATTTGTTGTTGTGATAGTTGGTGTTTTAGAAGTTGGGGCAGTGGCTGTGTCAGCCATAGTTCCCAAGTATCTGTCATCAAAACTATCAAGAGCCGCACCCATAGCCGCAGAGATTGCCTTTGCACTATCTCTTGCCGCTTCTGCCGCAGTTGCGTTTGCTTGTGCGCTTTGGACAGAACTAATATTTGTGGCAACCGTTTGAATGGCATTTGTCGCAGTTGTGCCGTCTTCAATATGAGCAAGTGTTGTAATGTCTGTGCTGATGTTTGCCAGCGTGTCCATATCAGTAACAGTCGCCGCTGAACCTAATGTGTTTATATCAGATACAGCGTCAGTTGTACCAAGACGAGTAAGCTCTGTGGTAATGCCAGCTAATGAATTAATTTGCGTACTAAGCCCAGCAACCGTTGTGATGTTAGGTATATTAGTAGAAATAAACTGCTTGTTGACCGCATCTTGGTTGTCTACAGGGTCAGCAACATTTGTGATGCGAGTATTGTTAGCATCCCAGCGGTTGTTAGCGTCAAGTGAGATAGCATCGTTAGCAATATCAATGGCCTCTTGTGCCATGAAAAACGCTTGCTCAGAGTCAGTATCTAGGTCAGCTTCCTTAAACACTGAGCCAGCCGCATAGTCCACTAGGCGTGAAGTTTGGCTGGTTGCTCTGGAGATAAAGATAGAGTGACCGTTTGGTGGGTTACCAAGAGGGGACGAACCTTGAGAAAAGTCAATGATTGTACCCCCTGTGGTCACTCTAAAGTGTGTATTTAGGGTCTGTGTTACACCATTGACTTTCACGATTAAGTCGGTTTCATCCCTGTATGAAAAACCGATAGCAAAGGTAGGAGTACCACCAGTACCGTTTGTTCTTGTAATCGCAAAAGACATTTAATTATTTCCTTGAAATTGGATGTTAGGGACGTAGTTCATCCCAGCTTGATTTTCAGCCCTCATTATTTCGTTTCTGACATACTCTTCAGTCACGCCAGATTCTTCCATCATAAGCCTGATGAACGATATTTCTCTGAACTTATTTATCATGCTCTTGGCTTCAGCTTCAGCAATGCCTACATCAGATTCCGTACCCATAGGTAGTCCTCTGAGGCTATCAAGCGCATCAATTAGTCCAGATTCATGTGTGTATCTCATCCATCTATCATAATAACTTTCCTTACCATCGCTTGTTATGCGAGTTCTGAGGTCAACATTACGAAGATACTTATGTTTGTAAGGTGCAGTAAAGTGGGTGTTACCTACTTGTGCTAACCGATACAGAAACTGTTCAACTCTAAGTTCTTTTTCAGGCACACCTCGTTTCTTCTCTTCTGCCGTAGAACGGTCAAAGTAGATAAGGTTTGCCATCGGATTGCTGACTGTCCGTGGTCTGCCCAGCGCAGTATATTGCTTGGGGACTAGAGGGTCATCAGGGTTAATCCTGTAGCGAATGAAAGCTTCTAGTGTTGCTGGGTCACTTAGAACGGGATTGTCCAGCATTTGTATCTTGTAGTATGTGTTTGGTAGGAACGTCTGAACCTTTTGTCCTGCAAACTTGATAAGCTGTTCTGAGCCATCCTCATCCTGTAAATCTTCTACAAGAGTAAAGATAGCATCCACACCAGATGCCAAGTTAGCGTCACGGATAGACTGAGCTATAGAACCTACAGCAACTGAAATCATAGCCTGATTAAACATCATGTCTGTCTGGCTAATCTTTTCACCTTGCTCTGCCCGGTACATTAGAGTCTCAGCCCGTTCAAGAGCATTGACCATAATCTTTATTGGCGTAGAGAAGGGGTCAAAGTTACGGAAGTTAAATGTACTCCCATCACTGAACCGCAAACTATATGGCTCAAGTTCACCAGCGTTCTCAGCCTGTCGGCGTTGCTTGTAGTCCTCACCTAGCGAACCTGTGACGTTGCCTGTGGAGTACAGCGAGAACACAGAGCCAGCAATGGCGTAGGACATCATAGCCTCGCCTTGTGCCCGAATCTGACGCATTGAACCATTAGCACCTGACAGGTCACTAAGGAACTTTGGTGAGATAAGGTTCAGTCCCGGTGTTAGCCGTATGCCTTCCTCAAACACACGCACAGGTGTACGGAAGAACAACTGTCCAGCCATACGCATAATAGGGTTTTTGTTCACAAACGCTTCATATCCTTTAGCAAGCTTAGATGCTGACCCCTCGCCAGAGAAGTCACGCTTGAACAGAACGTCCTGAACGTAGTCACGGCCTTGTTTGTTGGTAGCCTTTTGAAACGCTTCTGGTCTAGCTTCTAGTTCTTTGTTAATAAAGTTTTGAAGCTTCTGACCTTTTAATCCACGAGAGATACCTTCGGTCATCAAGATGTCGATGGCGTTCTCTTCAGGCTCGTAAGCGTCATCCAGTGCTTTCTGTACCTTCTTAGCTACATGGTCATCAAGCTCTTTGCCCTTTAACCCTTTAGCCGCACCATCTTCTATAGCAGTAGCTGTAGCGTTGCCTACTGTAAACCCACGGTAATGGACGTTCTCAAACAGAGCATCTGTGGTGAGCAAAAGGCGTGGGAAGAAACGAATAACACCCCCACCAAATTTCTTTGGGATTGTGTTGTAGTCTTCCAAGAAACGTGCGGAGTCACCTGTCAGCATGGAGCGTTCATAACGCCATGCGGCTCGTGCCGCTTTAAGTGCTGATGGTGCGAAAGATGCCATAGCGGTGTACTCAGACATCATTGTCTTGAGGGACGCACTAGACAGTCCATCACGCATCAGGTTGTTAAGGAACGGCTTGTAGAATACCTTTGCCAGTGATGGCACGGTGTTAATAATTACGGTAGCAGGGGAGAATACGAAACTAATCATAATCTCGTTAAGTACATTGATAGGTTTATTAACCTGTCGGTATAAAGTTTGGAAGCCAGTTTCTTCTTGACGAAGTGCTTCTTCCTTAAACTCAGCAACCTTCAGCTTACGGTCACGCCGTAGTTTAATCTCTCGTGCTTGGTCACCTGATACTCTTGCTTCTTCAATAGCTGTATCTAGCTTCTTAATCTCTTGGGTGCGTTCTTTCTTAATTAGCTTTTCTGCAAAGATTTCATCGAACCGCTTCTCCGCATCTGTACGGGTTAGCCCCTGTTCTTGTAGAGAGGCAATGGTCATCCCACGGACTTCGCCTGTGTTCAGCCCTTCTGCCCGTGCCCGGAGAGTTTGTCCTGTGATTGTAGATAGAGCAGAGTCTAGTTGGTCAATAGGCTTGATGACTTCTTCAATCTTGTCTATCTGGTCACCAATAGCCTTGGCTTCATCGCCAGATAGCTTTGCCTGTTGCTGTCGTAGCTGAAACACCTTTGTCTTGAGAACCGATGTTGTCTGGTTAGTGACAACCTCTAGTGCCTCACGTTGACCGGGAGCAAACTCTTGTTTGTTTAAGAAGTCTACAAACTCCAGTGGGTTCTTGGCTGACGCTTTTGCAACAATCGTTTGGATAGGCTCGACTGTTTTTACAAGCTCATCAAGGTTCTGTGTACCATCCTCTGTAATAGCGGCTACTTTGCCAGCCGGGACTGTACGCTTGATTGCTTTTACAACCGTATCTAACTCAGTTCTGATTCTACCAATAGGTGTTTGTGCGGCTACAGTCTCAGCCGTAGTCATCTCTGGCAGTTCATCTACATCAGTTGCTTTTGTGGTCTTTGTCTCAGCCTTTGCTTTTTTCTCAGCCCTAGATAGCTGTACCTTTTTTGCTACGCCAGTAACCCCAGCACCTAGCCCGAAGCCTAGGACAGCGGTGGTTGCACCAGCTTTAACGGCTCTACCAAGGTCAATGTCCTCACCAGAGACAGCCGTTTCAACTACCTGACGGTTGATGTCATCGACAGCACCATAGATACCAGCTTCAGTACCAGCAATGATACCACCCTTAACAGACTGCCGAAGGACGCTCTTTACGCCTTCTTTTGTTACAGCGGCTGTACCTTTAGCGGCGGCAGTACCAAGGCCAAATGTAGTGATACCAATATATGTCGTTGGGTCTGCTAAGACACCTTTGAAGAAACGTGATGCACCATTCCATGACATACCCAAGTCATCGTATGACTCCATCATGTAGAGGAAAGCACGTTTCTGGCTATCATTAGCACCAGAGATACGAGAGGCATCAAGGGTCATCTTAGGCAAGTTCCAGTTGAACCAGCCCATCATCTCAATACCATATCTCGCATACTCTTTATCATCACGAAACCCTTGTGCATACTTACCATTATTCATTTGGTAAATAACCTTTGACGCTTCTACAAAGTTCTTATCTTCGATTAGGTCTTGGTCATAGAGAGTGTCACCTACTGACTCATACATAGAGTTGAAGCCAGAGCCAGTAGACATAGGGGCAGAGGGAGTTACACCCCCACCACCAAATCCAAAGCGGTTACCGCCCTGTGTGGTTGTTTGACTCCCCCCACCAAATCCAAACCGATTTGCCATGTTATTACCTTTGGTCTAATTCCTTGAGTCTTTCGATAAGCTTTTCTACCGCTACTTCACCATCTAGGTTTGCGTCATCAAGCCCACCAAAATCAAAGTATGAGTTACCTTCTAGCCCAAGTTGTTTCAGAATAATGTCTTTGATAGTTGAATCAGGAACACTTGTCTGCCTACGTTTTAATGGTGTATTAGTCACCTGTTCTAGTAGAGTATTAAGTGTATCTTCAGGTAGGTTAAATTCTTGATTTTCCTGACTAAAGATTTCACTCAAGTCATTATAACCACCAGCTACAGCTTCACGCTCTTCAGCCTGTTCTTTAGCTACTGTTTTGTTTCGTGACACTGTTGTGTTTGTATCAGTTTCTGTAACTGTTACTTCAGGTTCAGGGGTTACAATCTCTTCACCATCGTCACCAACCAACACCCAGTTTTCATCATTGAATGGGTCATCAGGTAACTTACCAATATATTTAACATTACCTTCACCACTAGGTGCAGGGTACACTTGGTCTTTTACAGGTTTGAACTGGTCACTGTTAATGTCCTTTGTAGGGTCATATCCTTCGTCAGTAAGTGTATCTACCCTATCACGAACCTGTGCTGGACTCATGTTACCAGCGGTTTCTTTTAGCTTATTAAGTTCAGCCAGACGGGATTTAACAGTATCTTCTGCCTTGTCATAAATCTCATTCATTGCACGAATATTAGGAAGTTGACCATCGTTTTCTTCCATGTGTTGTTCAATAAGATTTATGGTTGTATCATCCCAAATTTCTCTAGCAATCGAGTCAACAGATTCACCTACCATAGACAGCTTCAGCCCAACACCCATTAGGGTCTTGTCCTTGTCATAAGCGTCTACAGACCCACCTACACGTTGACGGTAGGCTGTGTTATGTGTCTCTGTGGCAATGATGCCACCACCTTGGATAAGCTGTGGTATTTCGTTAATAAGTGTTGCTTTATCATTAGGTGAAATATCATCTCTAGCTCTGACCTGTGCAATCGCTTGGTCTACTGTCAGCGTTCCGCTAGTTGCACCAGATAGAATAGTTGTTCTAACTTTAATTCTATTAGCTGAACTTTCATCAGGTGGAACTTCTAATGACCGCTTCATAGTCTCAATGTATGCCCAAGTGTCGTTAGCTATTTTAACTTCACTGGCATTAGCCCCGTCTTTTGCGGCGGCGATAGCCATGTCTCGCTGTAATTCGTCTAGCTTTTTAATCTGGTTAGCAACGGACAGGTCACCTTCTGTGATGGCATTTACATCAGCTACATTATTATTAAATTGTTCTTTCTCTGCTTCATTAGCTATGAAAGCTTCATTACGCAGATGTGTCATTCTTGCGGATGCAATAGCTCCTCGTGCGTTAGCCACTTTAGCCTCTGTAACTGAGCCTTTTAGAAATGGAACTTTCTCCATAATGGCATCAGTGAGAGGTGCTTTATCAGGATTGTTTTTATCCCATGCTAAAATAGCATCAACAATAATTCCCTTCCGGGTTACGTTATCAAAGGGAGACACTTCCTTGTCGATTGCCGCAATACCTTCAATGATTGCAGTCATGTTGATGTCACCAGTTTGGGCAATACCATCGGTGTAGGCTGAGTCGAGAAGAGTAGTCACCTGCCCCTTTGTAATGAGTTGGGCACGGTCACGGACGATTGAGTCTCGTTTTTGTGCGTGTTGTCCACTCTTTTCTTGGATAGCTCTACGGATACCTCTCAGTGCCCCACCTTGGGCAAACTGGTAGATTTCACCTGTCTCTTGGTTAGTGGTAGAAGCGATAGCATCTTCTTCAAGTTTAGTGTAGATGCTTTCAAGCGCACCCTTGTTCATAATGATGTCATCACTAAGGCCAGACAATTTGTCCTTTGCCATGTTGTAGAAAGAGGTGTTGTTCTCTTCTCGTACAATCCGGGCAATGATGGCATCCGATAGGTCAGCGTAATGCTCACCTAGTTGAACAGATGTAATAATCCCATTTTCGCTTTCAGCCGCCATGCGTACAGCGTGGTCACGGGCTGTCTCTGCCATTAAATCAATTCGTTCACGCTCACGTTTGGCTTCAGCCTGTTGAGAAGCTTTTCTCCCTGCCGCCCCTAGGTTACCAAAAGCTTTAGCTAGTTGGTCAGCCGCAGTGTTCTTTGGCATGGGCGGTGGGGGTGCAAAAGCATCAATCGGACGGGCGGCAGAGATGCTTGTCTCACCTTCTCCCGGCAGATTGCCTATCGGCCTTCTTGGTTCTGCCATGTCTCGTCCTCTCTATGCTCCAAATGTGTCTTCAAACCAACCATCAAAACTCTCAGCCGCTTGACCTGTCATATTATTCGCACCAATATTGATTGCTGTTGCCAAAAGGTTGGGTGTCTGAGGGGTTGGTAAACTATTCATTCTAGTTACCATTCTGTTAATAGCTTTGGTGTTTTGGTCACGGATGCTTGCCATTACGCTTTCGTAAGACTTGTCATCTCTAGTCTTTATTTCACCTTCTTTGAACTTGATAGCACGTTGCTGTGCCCGGACAGAGTTACCACTGACGTTGCCTTCACCAGCACTTACAGTAGCCTGAGAAGCCATCTCCATAGCGGCTCGTCCTCTATCGACACTGCGCTGGGAGAACCTGTCGGCTTGCTCACGGGTTTGCCTAAGAAGGATAGCTTGGTCAATGGCTAAAGCAGATGTAGCTGAAGCTGTTGCCGCCTGATTTCGTATCCCTGTCATTCGTGCGTTGGCTTGTCCTTGGGCGTAAGCTGACCCAATTTGCAACCCACTTGAAACTGCGGCAGTTGGCGTACACATTTCTAAACATCCTTAATAAGCAAGTGAAAATCTTCACCGCCTTGTTTATAAATTTTATCTGTATCTACAGTAAATCCATTCCATTTAAGCCAGCGAATACTTTTTGTGTTTGTTTTGTGAACAAAGTTGAACACATATTTGTAAGGGGAACTTACCCTATCTACCCATTCTTTTGATAGTGTAAGAAAATCCTTTTTTAATTCATCTAATTCATTTGAAGCTAACAGCCATATACACCCAGCGTCTTTATTATCTGGTGACTGTACACACCCAAACATTAGTACAACTTGTTCATCACTATTTAACCCGGAGTAAACCACACTATTAGGCATCTTAAATCCACTATATAATGCTTCGTATGGAGTGTAGCCTACGGCCTTTACTTCCAGCAAATCTATTGGCCTTAGTTTAGGTGCTAAATACATAGCATCCATAGGGTGAGCCTTAACGATTTTAAGCATTTAATTTTACCTTAAACTTGGAGTCCATTAACAATCGTGCATTTATACTCAATTGTTTTCCAATTACCATCTTGAGGTAAATCTTCATGTAATAGTTTCATTTCCACACATTGTGGTCTTTCATCAAACCACTGTATTGTTTGTTTTACACAATGTGACTCACCACAAACGGTCAATAATAAACTCCATATTATTTCCATAATACGCTCCTAATTTATATTCGTTGTGACCTGATTGTGTAATGCCCTTCCCACTCAGCATTTTGTATTCGTACTGGTAGGTAACTATCAGATGTAAGTTTTATTGATACTTGGTCATTTTTAGCTTGAACGGGAAAACGGAAAGTACCATCAGAAAGAATAACATCTTCAATGGTAGAACCTGATTGGTTAAGGACAACACCTGTAAACTCGTACTCATACGTCTGTCGTGCTTCTGGTGTTACCTGTACCTTAAAGTAACCAGTGTCTTCATAGTTAATCCGCATGGTTCTTAACTGTAACCGCCCGGACTGTACCGACTGTGCCCCACCTTTTTCTCTAACGTGCTGTGTAGAGAACTCGTAGGTCATGTCATAGGGTACGCCAACAACTACATTACGTTGGGTATAACTGCCATCTGAATTTTGAATTTGGTCATGGTTACCTAAAGCCCTTACAGTTGTAGGACTTGGGCGTGTAGTAGTAATGTCTGTACCTATTCTATCCCCAAAATTTTCCTGCTTGATAACTTTAACTTCTGTTGCAGTATCAATACTGTACGGAAGTGTCCAAGTTGTGTAGTCATTTATAGAGTCATAAAGTGCCCCACCAAATCCATTTACTACCGCTTTTCTATCTAAACGAATGTGAAAATTAAGTAGACTATCATTAGGGTATTGCAATGGAAGCTTTTCTAAATATACTCCATCGGAATTATTAACAATCATATACAAATCGTTATCAATAATTTGTACATCTAAAATACCTTCATTGGCACTATTAGACGAAGTTACATATTGGTTATTACTAAAGTCCCATGTAGACCAACTAGACTGTAGTTTTTGCCTACCGTCAGTAAACCATTTATATATAAACAATTTCCATCTATTATTTGCATCATGGGAGAGAGCAACTAGTGTATCTTCATTACTTGATGTTGTTAGTTTAACTACATTATTAGGAATGTATTTAGGAACGTGTGCTGTAATTTCTAAGGCATCTGTAATCACTGTATCAGAAGCAATGAAGTATTCTCTTATACTAGAAAAGTTACCTTTTTGTGTAACAAAGTATAATGAGTTACCAGCACCTACCGGGGATACATTTACCTCATTTTCAAACTCTGTACTTGGTACAATAGCAATATTTTGAGGCGTAAGATTACCAGCCGTTGAAATTGTAAACTGTGTTTGGTCACTAAATAAAGTTAGTGATTCGTTAAAGGCAATCGCATGATTTAGTAACGAAATCTTTGTGTGACTAACAGCTACATCAATTGGGTCACCAGCGAGTAGTGTGGTTACTGTATCAGGAAAAAACCTAAAGAAATCCCCTGAAGCTGACATGATAATTTTATCTTCAGCTAGAAAACCTAGACGGTTTTTGAAGAAAAATATGTCGTTTAATTTAAGACCTACAAAGGATGGGTTTGGTGCTGATTCTGTGTCACCTACTGTTCTATCTTCCCATGTACTGTGTTCAAGTGAAAACGAAGTTGGGTTAGTAGAAGAGTTTGGTACAAGCTTAACCGGGAGCGTAGTTTCATCTAACTGGTATGTAATCCCCGGCTTAACCGTTTCTTCATAAGAAGTACCACTAAGCGATTTTACATAGTAGTTGTCAAAGGAGCTATTTTCGTCTCCAACAACCTCATAATATACACCAGCTTGTGGGCGTTCAAAAACAACAACACTCGCTCCGCTTGCTGGCGCACTATATAATTTAACACGAGAAACATCCCCAGATTCAAAACCAAAAGACACAACACTACTATCGACTCTGACTTCAACATTACTAGAATTTCCATATTGAAACCCTATAGCAAATCGAGTTTGGCTACCATCGCCTGTATAGTGTGTTTCTCTGTTTGTAGGTAGGTCAGAAAAGCTTTGGTACTTTACAGCATATAAAGTGCCGGGAGTTACTGCGGTTTTCATAGCCACAGTTTTTGTTTTGTTAAGAATAAATGTTGTATCCGCAATCGTAAGAAACTTTAAGTCTCGCTGTGGATTATCTGTGTAGAGGTACTGGTCAGCACTACTAACAACATTAGTAGTAAGTGTTGTGCCATCAATCTTAAATATATAAACAGTAGCAGACGATGCTGTAGCAGTAACAACAGTAATATGTCTGTTATCAACACCCCTATCAATAATATGGATAGCCGCATTATCGACTGATGAGCTTAATATTTTAGCAATATGTTCTGTAGAAGGACGCTTAATAAGTCCATCGATAACGGATGACAAAGCATTAGTTTGAGTTTCTCCCTGAGTCAACTGTCGTAGTGACGATGGCTGTTGACTAACCCCATTAAGTAGATTCGGGATACTGGTAGAAACTAGAGGCATAATTTAGAACCTTACTGCTCTGCGAGGCGAACCTCGTGATAGAATTTTATATGTATCAAAGTTGTCTGACAGAATGTTGTTGTCTTCGTTCAACTTTTCTGCACGTTCAAACTGAACCATTGCTTCACGCTCATCTATTTCTGTAAATCCACCTAGGCTCTCAGAACCGATGTAACGGCCTTGGAAGCGTCTAGCGGCTTTTACAGTGGAGTAGCGTCTAACGTGCTGTGGTAGGTCTTCAAAGTCCAATAACAGAACCATCTCAACACGGAGTGTTCCCGTGAAAGATGTGTAGCTTCGTTCACCCCTGTCATACAATTTGTTACCACGCTGAGTTACATCTATATCAGCCGATGTTTCTGTGGTATCAATTCGGACACAGTTGGTAGGTACAATGATTTCGCCATTAACATTAGCTGTTAAGGGGTAGTTGATTTCAGTGTTACAGTGTAGTCCCTGTGTTTGTATATCTACTGAAGTCTCATCTAATATGGACTCAGCCAAAGACACATCCACCAATGACGCATTGTTCAAACTAGATACAGGAGACTCACCGATGGCTGAAAGCATAATATTTACAGCCTCAATCTTTGAGGTTGGTGCAATAAGAGCCATGATGTTAGTTCCTTAAATGTAAAAAAAAGCGGAAGCCCCGAAAGACTTCCGCTATAGGATTTATGCAGACTGAATCTGTACAGCCGCTTCAGGACGCAGGACACCATGTCCCATTGCGTACTTCGCAACCATAAGAGTACCTTGACGGCGAATGTCATAATCTGACTCAACAGCCAAGTCCATCAGCTTCACAGTACCTACAGAAGAGGTATGTGCAACGAGGGCAGTCGTATTGGACGCATCAATAGCTTGTGCTGAACCAGCACCACCAGCATCTACACCAGTACCTGTAATGTTTGAGGTAGGTAGATGTGATGTCTTAATCAGGTTAAGACCAGCAAGCTGTGGGACTTGACCAGTGGCAATAGAGCCTTGGCCTGAGAAGTCCACGTTGACTGCGTTAGAAGCATTAGCCAACAGGTAATACTGTGCTGGCTTCAGAAAGGCAAAGCGGCCTTCGGATGGTACATAAGCATCATCCAGAGCTTCGGCGGCATCATACAACGCAGTAATCAAGTCTGCGGCGGCAGTACCTGAGTTAGTGCTTGTGATGATAGTACCTGAAGCATAGCCAGTGTCACCCACGTTAGCAGATGCGGCGGCGGCTTGTACCATAGTCTGAAGAACGTGCTTGTCCATTTGGAAAGCAAGTGCCCGTCCCATCTCTTGCGAGTAAACAGAACGAACATCGTAGTGGTTCTTAGCTTCATCGATATTTGCAATGAAGTGGCTTGAAATCAACAGGTCATTGATTGTGATGACCTTTTCATTATGGTTAATATCAGTGCCAGTAATTTCATTGCCCGGAGTGTGATATGCCGCTGAACTGCGACCCATCACGGGGAACTGTGCTGACTTACCGTTAGCAATAGTACGAATCATATGCTTGTCGGCAGTCACAGTAGCTTGTTCAAAACTAGTAAGGACTTCTCCTGCAAACACCTTCAGAAAGAGGGCATCAGCAGTACCAGCATTATTTACCTTACCAATTTCGGATACGTTAGCATTAGCCATTTTCGTTTCCTCAAAAGTTAAAATTAAAGTTGGTTGTTATTCTGCTAATCACTACTTGCCAGAAAGGGTGTTCTCCGCAGAGAGCCAAACGGTTTACTAGGATAGAGATAACTTTCTAACAGCCTTGATAGGCTGGTTAAGTTATGACGGATTACTCCTTGCTAATTTATTAGCTACAGTTTGTCGGTAAGCTGTATCTTTCTTATACTCAGGCTTTGCCATATCAGCGGTAACCTGTGCCCAGCTTGCGTAAGTGTCTACTGATGAAGATGCTTTACCACCAACAAGGTTAGGGGCTGAACCATTTTCTTTCACATAACGTGAATTAAGTGCTTCAATCGCC